TAATTTTGTTGGCAACTCTGCAATAACTTGGCTAGCAAGAAACGTTACGTCTGTGCTGGTAAGTTTGCCTGTAGCTAGTGGCCTAGGTAAACGTACGCCATCTATATCTAATATAAGTAAGTTTGTTAATGCATTACGATCTGTTTTACCTGCTCGTGATTCGTTGACAATGTCACGTTTTAAATTGCCTTTCATCATACAATGCCCCATATCAGAGTGGTCTCTGATAAGTTGCTCTAGTTGACGTAAGCCTTTTTCGTTAGCTGGTATGTCGTACTTGTGAGATGTTACTGCTTTGACTAATGGGTAAGAAGTAAAACCATTCGTGGTCGAGTGTTCCTTACTTAGTCGAAGGCCGTTAGTTGCCTCCAAAAAAGTTACGCGCATGCTAAGCCCTCCTAAAGCCTCAAATTTTATTTATCGTCTTTCAGTAACTTCTCAGATCTATCTATTTTTATCTCTGGGTCTGCTTCAAATGAAATACGAACTTGGTTCCTGTCTATTCTATTAACAGATAATTTGCACAGCGTTTCGTCATCTTTGTGGATGATAACCGATTCACCTATTTTTCGTGTTAATACTAATCTAGACATTTATTTACTATAGCTGGTGTCGAAACCGCCTTCTGCATCGAGTGGAATGTCTGAGCACCATTCTGGTGATAGACACATATCGTCAATAATAGAAGACATTGTACCATGAGGTTCGGTATCTTTAGCAACAATGATGATCTCATCGTGCACCTGAAGTACAACTTTTAAGTCTTTTCTTTTAGATAACCTTAGAATGCTGTCAGTAATTACAATTCTTGACAATGCTTGTATTACATTCTCTGTTATTCTACCACCGTATGTATATTCTCTTTTGCCTCGTGACTCATACATTAAGCCACTAGATGTGTACTGTAAGTTGTGATACTTAAGGGCCATACCGTTTGGAAGTTTGATACCGTTTGGTATCACTTCCAGCGGTCCGTACTTTTCCCCGTAGTTATCTTTATGCAGACTAAGTTTAAGTAAATCTTCAAGCTTAGTCCATAGCGATTTGATGCCGGCGTAAGTATTTCTATAAGTATTTACTACATCTTGTGCTTCGCTTTCAGTGAAGTCCATAGAGGGGCCCATTGCGCCCGCCTTCAATGTGTCTTTAAATTTTTTGTGTCCCATACCGTAGCCAAGTCCTAAGATTGCGGTCTTACCAACAAACCGTTCTATAGGATCGTCTTTCTTATTGATGGCACGAGAATATATTTTCCCTGCAAAGTTAGAATATATGTCATCCCCTTTGCGAAATTGTTCTAATAGTTCTACTTCGTTAGCTAACCAAGCTAGCATGCGGGCTTCGATGTTACTTAAGTCCGCTACGTAAAGATATGACCCTTCAGGCGCTACTAAGCAACGTCGTATCTCGCCGCCTCGAGGTAGGTTTTGCATGTTTAGTTTTTCTGTGCCACCGAAACGTCCTGTGTGTGCAGCGTAATATCGTAACGGCACGGGTATTGTGTCGTCGGGTCTAGCTGCAGCTAAGAAGCGTTTGCTTCTTGTCTCAGTTAACCTACTCTTTACCGCAATTCTACCGTCCCATACGTGTTTGAACTCAGGATGCTGATTACACATTTGTTTGAAAGCAGCGTCGTTTTTACCTAACGCTGGTATTTTATTACCAGTAGTTGGGCTTTTCTTTGTGGGGTATGGTATCTCTAACTCTTCTTCTATGTATTGAGCAAACTGTTTGTTTGAACTTAATACTTTTTTATCTACACCAGAGTTCTCTATTAGTTTTTCGCTGTTATCGAATTCTTGTTGGTGGTACTTTATTAGTCGTTCGCGGTCAATCTTAAGTGTTGGTTCACAGAACATGCGGCACGTTATGTCTATAATATCCATTTCGCTTTGTGGATAATTTTTAATAAGCTGTTGATAGATTGCATAAGTTAGATCTACATCTTGGATACAGTAGCCTGCTATCTGTTCCTCGATGTCAGGTGGTAAGTCGTAAATGCCTTTAGCATTTATCAGTTCTTCACCTTTACGCATGGATTCATCATCAGGAAATAAACGAGTCGCGCAATCTTTGAGTCGCGCAGATTGCCCGGGGAATCGGCCCCTGCACATTGCGGCTGTATCTACATAATATTTAGGTTTGTGTCCGTAGTATTGTGTAAGTATGTAGCCGTCGAAAGGAGTGTTGTGGCATACAAGTGTAGCGTTGTCCCAATCTATATCGTTGAGAGCATCTTTGGTTTCGTCTTCACCGAACCATTCTGTATCATCATGATTTATCTTGATGCCTACGCCCCACACTTTGAACATGTCGTCGTCAACATATTCCATTGTGGTTACTTTTGTGAGGCTTAGTTTTGTGTCGTAATAAGTTTCAAAGTCGAGTGTAATAATGTCAGTCTTTGAGGACATAGGTTTTCTTCCTGAGTTTTTTTACTTTTCTCTTCTCCCAAGCAGCCTGCTTGTCTTTGAGTGCGTACCAACCTTCATATAATATGTATGTTATGCCTGCAACTACGCACACACTTATAAATATATCTAACATAATACCCTCACTTTTCTACAGTTTTTATTAGCCTGTTTAGATACCATTCTGCTTTTTGTAAATCTTGTAATGGTTTGCCTTTATAACTATATCTCCACAGATATTTTAAAGTGTTGCCTTTTAAATATCCTTGGAACGCTTCCGCTGACATAGATTCTTCTATGGCATCGATGCATTCAACAGAGCCCGTGTTGTAATGGCTGGGGTTGTTTACTACATCTTCTAGTTTCTTTCCCAATTTGTGCCAGCTTTTACCTAAGTTATCCCAATCGTTGGGAGTTGCGTCGTCAATACTCATAATATTCTCCTGAATTAAAGGTGCGTTATGGACCATCAGTGCACCAAGCTGACAACTTGGTTATACAAAGAAAGGAGGGACTTTGTATTTGGTCACTTTGAGGTAATCTCATAGTAATACTAGGTAGTTAGTCTGTCAAATAAACAGTCTCTCCAAATGGCGCTTCTCTGTTTTTTTCTGTAGATATCCAAAGCACGGGGCATGTTGTTAGTTGTTCGGCACGCTCAAAATCTTCTGGGTCTGTCTCTAAATCCGTAAGGAATACTACAGCTTCTACATCTGGATGCTCGTCGAATAGGTATTCGAAAGCGGGATAAAGCTGAGTACCTCCTTGCCCCATTAGATTTTTGTGTTCTTCTTGCAAGTGTTCATCCTCGCCAAGTACAAAAGTTTGTTGTACTTTATAGTCGCAATGAACTATTACAACTTCAGATGGTTGCACGTCACTGATAATTGCGTTTAGTTCTCCAACATATTGATCTTGATCTCTGGATGTACTGCCACTTGTGTCAAAGCATATTGCGACTTTTCCGCAACCCTCGCTGTGGCATGACGGTAAGTACTCATCCTCTGATATGTATGCACGGTTTGGTTTTCTCCATGTGTAGTCATCTTTGCGTAAGTTAGTAAAGAATGGCCATAAAACGGTTAACCAATTTACTTTTGGTTCTACGATATCAGAGATAAAGTTGACAAGATGTCCGGGTAATTTGCCGCGTGCTTTTGCTTGCTCAGCTGCTTGTGTTACTGCAACTTGCCAGTCAGCTTCTTGCGCTGCTTTACTGTTAGAGGTTAGTGATCCGTTGTCAGCGTCCGTTACCATTCCCCACTTACATTGACTAAAATCTTCTCCACCGTCTTGCCTGTCAACTAAGTCATTGTATACTGCTTCAGGTGACCAATCGCTTGTGTACTTATCATCCAGCAATGCGCCTTCAGGTAAGATAAGGCTGCTTTCTTTACATATTTGATTGATGATGTAATCAGTAGCAATGTTCCATAGCTTAGGGTCACGTTCTCCTCGGCGTGTATGATGGCAACCTGTACAGTGCAGTACTTCATGGCATATAAGCCCCCGCAATTCTTGGGGGCTTTGTTTCATTATATAGTCTGAGTTGTACAATAAACTTACGCCGTCTGTTGCAGCTGTACTTACTTTGTCATTGTCTTGAATTAGACGTAGCTTAAGGGCTAGCGTACCAAAAAACGGATGGTCCATTAGTAGATTAGTTCTAGCTTTTACCATTGCGTTTTCGGCTGACATGTTATCCTCCCATTAGTTTTGCAGTAAGAACTGTTTGGTTAGCTTCGTCTGCGTCGAATTCAATTGCTTCACGACGTTGTTTAGCTGCTTGGTTTCTTGAAACTTTAGTATGCATCTGTTGAATTTTCTCACTTGGCACAAGGCTTTCTGCAGCAGGCCATGTCTCCAGCAGTTGTTTCAATGTGTTGCAGTTGTCAAGTAAGCTTCTTAGCTTTGAAAAATAATTATCACGTTTTTCTCTCCAAGCTTTCTTAGCAAGTAAAGCTTTTACCATGTCTTCTGTTACCCACATTGTGTGTTCTTGTTCGAACGTGCGTACGTCTACAACATTAGAGAAGTGACCGTAATGTCC